GTCTCCGCATCTGCTTCGCGCAGAACGACTGACTTCTCCATTGAATTGAGGATCAGGTTTGCCCTGACCCTCTTTCTTGCATGCTCGGCGCGGACACGATTGGCCCGCGCCTGAGCAAGGTTTTCTGATGACATCGCAAGGAAGTCGAGAGCCTCCTCCATCATCTGGTCGGTAATGAACTTAGTCATTTTCCACATGATCTGGGTTGTATGGGGCCAGAGTGATCCAGCATTCCCCATGTTCGTTGACGAGAGGCAGAACCTCCAAGCAGACATTGATCACATCATTGTTCCGCAGGAAGGCTTTGCCGATTTTGGTTTTGCGGGTCAGGTTGTTCCGATCACGCCGATAGAACAACACCACCCATTCTTCGGTTTCAATAGGCATCAGAATGGCAAATCATCATCGAGGGCTTCAGCATTGGTCTTCGGCGGCGACTTTTTGCTGAGAGAGGATGTCCCTTGGGTAATAGGACGCGCTTGACTGTTACCCGTGGCCTTCTCCTTCGGCGTGACCGACACAGACCAAAACTCACCCTTTGCGCCGCTCTTGGCCCAAATGCTCAACCAGTAATCGGTCCCGTCAACTTGGATCGACCCTTTGAAGTCTGGGTGATTGTCTTTCTCTTTGCGGTCGTTGATGAAGAACGATCCGCTGTTGTCGCGTTGTTCGTAAGCCATTATTCAGCATCCTTTTTCAGTTCGGCAATGCGTTGTGCATGTGCGTTTTTCAGCAATTTGAAAGCCTCAGAATTGTTTGCAATCCCCACTTTCTGGCGGTTCTCCGCTTCCTGTGTCCAGAAGGTTCGAATGGCCTTTTCGTCTGTCGCAGTTTCCAAGCCCAGTTTGATGACCGCGAGATAGGTCTTCAAATCATCTGCGGCTGGCTCTACGGGTGGGGGTGGGGGTGGTGCGGCCTTGGTCGGGAATGCAGGCGGTGGTGCTTCCTGCGTATCGTTTTCAGGATCGTCACCAGTTTCAATCTGGAACATCTTGAACAGAAGATATTTGTTTGCGCCAGTAATGGCCTTGTAAACACCTTTATCGCCGACAGCACCGTTCTTGGCGCGGTCATTGCCGACACCAGCGGCACGGATCGTGTAGGGCCACACATCCCCGTCCTTGTGGACCAATGTGTATTCCATTTCAACATGCGTATTGCCGTGATCGTCAATAGGCTTCACAAAACTGATGGACGGGATCAGGAAAATCCCTTCTTCAATCATTGCTGGGCGCAAGGCGGCAAGCAGTGCGGCCTCTGACGCATATCGATACCCGTGAAAGGCATTTTTACCGTCCTTCTGGACGTAAGACACCTTTGCCATAACAGCGTGAAGGGCTTTTGCAATTTTGGTAGTGGGTGGCGATGGGAGCGGATGTGGCATTGTTTTCACCTGATTTGAATGGTTGTGCCGCCGTTTGACAACGTAGCACCTTCGATTGTTTCTCCCGCTTCAAGAGCGGCTTTGATGGCAGTCTTGTTGGCTTCATATTTAATGCGGAAATAATCGTTAGGGATTGCTCCCTCATTGGTGATGATCACTGACTTTGGCTTATTGGACAGGCTGATTGTGCCAAGAGCCAACTCCAATTTGCGGATGTCTGCCGTTTCCATCAATTGGCGAATCACTTCCCGATTGAACTCAACCCGCCGATCAAAACGGTCACGGCGTTCTTTGATTTCAATGATGGCGATAGATGCCGCATTGGCCAGATGGTGATCATCCTTGATTTTCCGCAACAGGCGGTCGATGGTTTCCACAAATGTGGTAGACCCTTCAAGCATGTCGAGGCGCAGATCATCATCCAATTTCAATTCTGGATATGAATCATATAGGTTGTTGATGATCCGTTCCAGAATTGCCACTTCGTAAGGTTTTGACATCTTTCAGATATTCCTTTTCTACTTTTGCCATCGCAAGATAAAAACGGGCTTCTTTGATGTTTTGTTTCATGTAACGCCTATATTTGGCGGTCTCTCGTTTGTTCATTGGATATGCATTGAGCATCCCAATATAAGTTTGGTTGGTTTGACGCAGCCCTAACGCCGCGCCAATCAAAGTATTATAAAGGTTGCTCATGGTTTTCCTCCGTGATCTTTTCAAAAATCCACGCGATAATGTTGATTGTGACGATGAATACGATCACGCCGCAAATCAATTCGAGGAAAAGTTCAAAGGCTTGTTCGCCTTCTGGGGTAAATATGGGTTGCATGCGTTGTTCTCCTTACCTGATCTTTTTTGCACTAAATGAAAATCATGTCAACCATCCACATCCCAAATTGACATTTTGATGGTTAACCCCCATTTACAAGACATGCAAACACAACATCCATTGCGTCAGTGGCGCACAAGACACAAGATATCGTTGGTTGAATTGGCTGGAAGGGTTTGTTCAACGGCGGCGACCCTATCCCGAATTGAGCGGGCTATGCATTTGCCAAGAAAAGGTCTGCTCAGGAACATACATTATGTGACGGGCATCTCCGGCAAAAGGTTGATGCTGGCCTATTTGGATAAAACTGATGATCAGGCTTGAATTGCCCCTTCCACCAAGCGCAAATGCCATCTGGCAGGGGAACCGCCAAGGCAAGGTGTTCAAGTCGCCCAAATACAAAGAGTGGTTGGACGAGGCTGGCTGGCTGGTTAAACAGCAAACTCGCAAGATCGTCCTTGGCCCGTATGTTTTGCAGGTGCAGGCCGTTCGACCCGACAAACGCCGCCGCGATCTGGACAATCTGTTGAAGGCATCGAGCGACCTGCTGACGAAAATGAACATCGTCGAAGATGATTCGATGTGCAAAGCGATTGCCGCAGAGTGGGTCGAAGACGGCCCACCCATCACTCTTATTGTTTACTCACTGGAGGATCAGACATGGAAAATCCCAAATCTTTGGCTGAACTGAAGGCTCATTATCTGGCGGTGAAGAAACGGCTGGGCGGTGTAGCTGGCGGGACAGGTGTGGTTGCCCCGGCGGTTGTCTTCCGGGAGCCTGAGCCAGATAAAGAACCAGAGAAGCCTGTTGATTCGTTCTTGTTCGACATCAACGTGCCGCGATACAAGTTTGTTCAGATGTTGCGGGATGTCGCACACATGCACGGGGTCGATCCGCAAGTGGTGCTGTCACCCTGCGCCAAGAAAGCCATCGTGCAGGTTCGGCACGAGGTTCAATATAAGGCCCGCAACGATCTTGGCATGACCCTGACCCAGATCGGGCGAATTTTCAATCGCGATCACACCACGGTTCTGAATGCAGTGCGGAGCCATCAGAAAAAGATTGATGCACAGGCAAACCACGCATAGAGTGATCTGGCTCTAGTCTCAGAGCGTTTCCTCCCAAAACTTGGCTGGGCCTTCGCGGTCCAGCTTTTTTTGTTTGACGGGATGCCACCAACTGTGCATTTTAAAAGAAGAAGGGCCATCCAGCGGCAAACCGGATGACCCTGATTGCGGAACAATGCGCTGTTCCGATTGATGAACGGCTTCAATATATGGCCGTTTGCCCATCGGATCAACCAGAAAAAGGATGATTCAGATGGCGAGTAAAATCCCATATATGCCCTTCTATCCAAGCGATTATCTGACAGACACCCAGCACCTCACCACGCAGGAACATGGTGCATATCTGTTGTTGATTTTGAACTATTGGCAACGTGGTGAACCGCTTGAAGACAATGACAGGAAGTTGGCTGGAATTGCCAAAATGGACCTTTTTGATTGGTCTGTTGTCCGCGTTTCTTTGCAAGATTTCTTCCAAATCAAGGATGGTTTTTGGTATCATAAGCGGATTGATAAGGAGTTGGCTCAAGTGAAAGCCACCAGCATTAAGGCCGCTCGGAACGGAAAACTTGGTGGAATTATCTCTTCCCGTAACCGTTTGAAATCACAGCAAATTTCAGCGGTCGCTACAGGGTCGCTTGACTACCGCTCGAGGCTGGCTCAAGGGTCGTCAAGCTATACAGATACAGATACAGATACAGATACATTAAGGATACCTCCAGAAGAGGACTTTCTCTAAGAGTCACTAACGCACACACACACGCGAGGCCGACGATGACAACGATGAATTTACGAGACTACCAAGACCAAGCGATCCAGCATGTCAGACGTTCTTTGACTGGCGGTAGGAAACGTCCAGTTCTTCAGATGCCGACAGGTGCTGGCAAGACCATTGCCGCCGCCGCCATCGTCAACATGGCGCAGGACAAGGGCAAGAAGGTTCTGTTCTGCGTCCCAGCGATCAGCCTTATTGACCAGACGGTCGAGCGGTTCGAGCAGAACGGCATCTGGGACATTGGCGTGATCCAAGCGATGCATGAGCGGACGGACTATCGCCAGCCTGTGCAGGTCTGCTCGGTTCAGACCCTTCAAAACCGCGTGATCCCAAAGGCCGACTTGATCATCATTGACGAGGCGCATGTCACGTTCAAGTTTTACCACGATTGGTTCAACCATCCCGATTGGCGCAACGTGCCTGTGATCGGTCTGACAGCGACACCGTGGGCCAGAGGCATGGGCCTGTTGTGGGATGATCTGATCATTGGCACGACCACACAGGAACTGATCAATCAAGGCCACCTGTCCGATTTCAAGGTGCTGGCTCCAAGCCACCCTGACCTTGGCGGTGTGAAGACGGTTGCAGGTGATTACGATCAGAAGCAGTTGGGTGTGGCGATGGACAAAGCCCCATTGGTTGCCGATATCGTCTCGACATGGTTGGAGCGGGGGCAGAACCGCCCGACCTTGTGCTTTGCGGTGAACCGCGCCCACGCCCAGAACATCGAAAAGAAGTTTCAAGAGGCTGGGGTCAAGACGGCCTATCTCGACGCCTACACCGAACTGGACGAGCGCAAGCGGATTGCTGATGACTTCGCCAGCGGTGCGGTGCAGGTGGTCTGCAACGTGGGTGTCCTGACCACTGGGGTCGATTGGGATGTGCGGTGTGTGATTCTTGCTCGACCGACCAAAAGCGAAATCCTTTACACTCAGATCATCGGGCGGGGGCTTCGGACAGCGCAGGGGAAAGACCATTGCCTAATCCTCGACCACAGCGACACGACCCTGCGGTTGGGTTTTGTCACCGACATCCACCATACCACGCTGGATGATGGTAAGCCGAAGAAAAAAGCAGAACCACGCAAAAAAGACGAGAAACTGCCCCGTGAGTGCAAGGCTTGCACCTATCTGATCCCCGCCAAGGTTTATGCCTGCCCGCATTGCGGAGCAAAGCCCAAGCCGTTTGATCAGGTGGATCACATCGACGGCGAATTGGTTGAGATGGGTCGAGACGGCAAAAAAAAGGCTTCGGCCTACACGATGGACGAGAAGTCGAAATTCTATTGCGAATTGATTGGATACGCTGAGATGCGCGGCTTCAAGAGCGGCTGGGCATATCACAGCTACAAGGACAAGTTCGGGGTTGCGCCTGCGAATGGCATGGACAAGTCCCCGCTCTCACCATCGCCAGCGACCTTTAGTTGGATCAGACACCGAAACATCGTCAAAGCAAAGAGCCGCATCAAATGACAACGAAACAACACGCAACGAACCGCTGGTCTGAAATTTTCGCCCACTTTGGTATTGGCGGTGACTGGATGAATGGTCGGCATTGCCCCTGCCCCGTCTGTGGCGGCAAGGACCGCTTTCGGTATGACAACAAGGGCGGCAACGGCACATACTGGTGCAACGGTTGCGGCAATGGGGACGGTTTCGATCTGGTGTCCGAACTATTAGGCATATCGGCGAAAGAAACCTTTGCTCGCATCAACCTGTTTTTGGACATCAAGCCGACCTTCGTGCCGAATGACCAAGACCATGCCAATAGAATGATGATTAAACGCATTTGGGAGGCCAGCCAGCGGCCTGTAGAGGGTGGGGCGGTCCACACCTATCTGAAACACAGAACGGGCTTCCTGTGGCCCTCTAATGCGATCCGTGAATATGTGTCAGATCGGCAGACCATGATGGTGTCAAAAATCATCACGCACGATGACAAGGCGGTGAACGTCCACCTGACCTATCTGAACCCAGACGGAACTAAGCGGGTGGTCGAAGGACAGCCCACAAAACGGGTGATGGCTGGCAAGTTGCCGGAAGGGTCTGCGATCAGGCTGATGCCTGCGGCAAAGGTGATGGGGATCGCTGAGGGGATTGAAACAGCCCTATCGGCATCGCGGATGTTCAGCATGCCAGTTTGGTCGGTCATTAACGGCACGATGCTGGCGAAATGGAGACCGCCGGAGATCGCCGAATATATCATCGTATTTGGTGACCACGACAAAAATTTCGCGGGGCATGCCAAGGCTTATGCCGCCGCGAACCGTCTATACACTCAATTCGCCCGACAGGTTGAGGTCAGGATACCTGATCAGGTTGGGGATTGGAACGATGTTTGGTCCACGGATCAAGGCCATTAACCACAGCGGTGCATGCCAAACCAACATAAAGCGGCGCACCTGTCTTGCGCCACTTGTTCAGTGTTGGGCGTGAACATCCAAGCACCTTTGCCAAGAACGAATCAGTCGCGTTGTATTCGCGCTTCACCAATTGATAGAAGTCTTCAAAGTCATCAGCGGTCATGGTCGCCCCACAAAGGTTGTCGGTCCAGTGAAGGACGCATCGAAAAAATACCAGCAAGCGTTGTCCTTGCCAGCACCATCGGAATCCTCGATCCACTTGACCCTGCCAATGGCAACTACCTTGTGGCAAATTTCCAAATAACGGCTGGCCTGACGGGTGTGCATCCAATCCGCGTCGAACAGCAACCATGTCGGTTTCAACGATGGCAACCGTTCGATGATCTGATGCAGGACAGGCCGATCCCAAGGCGGGTTCGTGATGCAGAAGTCGGCTTCCCACATGTCTTCCGGCAAAGCCCATGACGCATCGCCGACCCTGATGTCTGCCCGACGAGGTTCGACATCAAGGGCCGACACACAGCGCAGATCTGTGTGCCGCTCGATGTGGTCGATCAGGACGCCAGCACCAGCGCAGGGTTCGCAGAACGTGCCGGAGCGGGGCAAATGCGGGATTAGCGGAACGAATGCCGCCAATGGTGTTGGGTAGTAATCCAGTTTCTTGCGTTCAAAGTCAGATCGCTTCCCCATTTCAACCCCTTCACGGTTTGAGGATTGTCGTTTGCTGGCAAAGCCTGTCATTTTGGCCTCGCTGGTGAATAGACGATTTGAGCATGATGTTTGCACCACGGTCTCTGATGGCTGATCGAAGGTTCACCGCAGGCGATAGTTTCTGCGCCATTGACGGCTCCAATCACGAACTTGCATCTGCTGTTGGTCCAAGCCGGAAAGGCGATGCGGCCCTCACCTGCTGGTTCTGGTATTGGTGATTTCAGTTTCAGCAACTGAGTGACGATGGATGGTTTGCGGATCGGGGCCAAAGATATGGTGTTGGTTGGCTTTGGCGGTGCGGGTGGCTTAGGCGGCTTCTCCATCGTGGGTCGGCCTGTGTGAACGCCCGACCGATACATCATCCCGATCACCGAATTGCGGGTTCGACCAAAATGCGCCCCAATCCAACGGCATGACACACCCTTCGCATACATCTCGAAGGCGGTCTTTTTGTCTTCCTCAGTCCACGGTGTTTGGTAGCGGCCCATCACTGCACCGCCTTCTTACGCTTGCTTGCTTTACCGCCAGCACGACCAGCAGATGCAGCCAATGTGGGGTTCTTTTGAAATGTATAAGTATCTTTCAAAGCATGCCCACCGCGCTTGGATATTTCTCGGCGTTTCTCTGGGGACATTGCGGCAAACCCGCGAGGCTTCTTTGGAGTAGCGTCTGAAGTCACAGAAACGGCCTGTGGCGGCTTTGCTTTGGTTTTGCGGATAACTGGGACCGAAACGGGCTGATCAGTTTCCACAGGCGTTATCTTGATTGCCATGATTGTTTGCCTTGTAAACGGTAATGAAGCGGGGACTGGTTTTGAATTGCGGGTTCCGCACGACAACCAATGTCTGACAAAACGGGCGCGAGGTCCGTCTTGCGTTTTTGATTCGCTTGATAAAATTAATTATCACGCAGCCACTTCTTCTTTGATTGCCACAGTAGGCTTAACGCGCAAGGACTGGCTAGTGATAATGGCAGACCGCTTATCGCACCATGCTTCACCAAACTCAGCTCGGATGCCCTTCTGGTCCAGCACCCATTTGGTGCTTTCGCCGACTGTGACGTTATAGTGCAAGCCTGACACATCCTTTAAACCGCGAGCCTTAAAACGCTCTTTGGCTGCTTCCAGTTTTTTAGCAATGGCGGCATGCAGTGTATGCAAGCGGCCAAGTTCATCAGACAGTTCCCAATCGCTAAGGGCGTTCAGGTCCGGGGCGGGGGTAAAATTCAACATTGTCGTTCTCCTCGTTGGGGTGGGGGCCGAAGCCCCCTGTTGGGTTAGTGGGCGATGATGGTAGTGAAGGCTTTGCGGACCAAGACGATCTTGGCATTCTTTTTTGGCTCCCAGCCCTTGCTGGTTTTCTTAACAGCGACACCGCTCCATGCGTGGGCGAGGCCAGTGTCGGTGACTTTGAAGAACTGGTTTGCGTTGGTTTCAATGATCATCGTCTTGCTCCGTTAGTGTGGGCCGCAGCCCCGTTGTTGATGACCCTTTATGGCATAGCTTATTTTGGGTGTCAACAGGGGCTGCAAATTATTTTACAATTATTTTGCAGTCACCAAATCACCAGCGATTTGCAATGCGATCTGCAAGCGGATGTAATCTGGAATCCAACGGCCATCTGCCCCGTCGTGGTATCCAAAGCAGTTCTCACCCCACTTGTCGGTCCACTCGGCGTAAGTGACGAAATAATTACCAGTCCCGTTGCGTGGCAGGTCAAACTCGAACATTTCAATGGTGTCTTCAAACTTGGTTGGGTTCTGGTAAGTCATCGTCGTTCTCCTCGTTGGGTAGGGGTAGTGGAGGCCGAAGCCTCCGTTATTCTGCTTCTGCTCGTTTACCAAACAGGGTTCCAGTCTTAATTGCAATTTCTGCTTCAACGATTGAGATAGGGTGCAACCGTAAACCTGTGCCATAATAATAAGCGATACGTTTACCGTTCTTGTTGGTGGTAATGCGAATTTGTAAAATCATTGTCGTTCTCCGTTGTGTTGGGCATCAGCCCCGTTGCAGTGATACGTTTATGGCATAGCTTAAAACGATTTGCAACGGGGTTTGTAAATTATTTTGCAATTATTATTCGTCCTCGGTTTTGATCTGCCGGGCAACCTGATCCAGATAATCCTGACGAACATCATCGGCTTGGCCCAAGAAGAAGGTTTCGATAAAGCCGCTGAAATATCCAATGATGTATGCATCAGGGTGTGATGAATTACCCAACATGGCCTTGTTGCGGGCATGGCGCAGGATTGCATTGGTTGATTCGCAGATGTCGTTAAAAGTGACTTGTTCGGTCATGGTCGTTCTCCGATTAAAAGGGGGGGGATATTCAGATAGTGGTGGGGAGGGGCCGAAGCCCCTGCCTTTACTGTTTTGGGCGGGCGATGATGGTCTGCTTCACGCCATCGCGTTCGCCGTGTTCCTTGATGGTCGATGTGACGGTGATCTGATCACCCTTGCCGCCAAGGGTTTTGTTGCCTTTGTAGACCAGCACGTTGCCTTCGATGTCGTTCAAGATGGTGACGAAGCATGTGCCGAATGCAGTGTCGTATGAAGTCACAAAAACGACCGTCAGCGGCAATGTCAGGCGATCACCGATCTGACCCACATACTGGCTCGAACCAGCCTCTGTGGCCTTCTTTGTGCCGCGCTCGACAGCAACCTTAACGGCTTCGATTTGACGGTCGGTCAGCGCACCCTTTTTGATGCCCTGCTCGAACACGTTGTCAATGAAGTCGGACGGGTTCTTGAGGGTGGCGACCAGTGCGACCAGATCGGCATACTGTGATTCGAAAGCGGCTTTGGCGGCTTCTGCTTTGGCGGTGATCTGCGCGGCCTTTTTAGCGGCCTTGGCATCGGCACGGTCGTTCATGGCTGTCAATGCCTGTGCAGTGTAAACGGCTTCGTCGGTCTTATAGTGACCGCCAGTGCCGCCGCACTTGAAGCAGGTGAAGCCTGTATGCTTCCAGTGTTCTGCGCCGCCCTGCCCGCCACAGCGGGAGCAGTGCTTGCTGACGAGGGTGTAGGTGGTCTTGCCAGCAGTCCACACTGGGGTGGTGCATACGAGGCCGTTGCGGTGAAAGTATGCGGTTGCATTGGTCATGTCAGGCTCCGTTTAATTCGTTGTTGTCGATGACCGTTTATGGCATAGCTTAAAGAAGGGATCAACCCCCCTTTGCAAATTATTTTACAATTATTTTTAAATCATCAAACCGTCGATCATGGCGCAGTGATACTGGTAGATTGCCGACACCGTGACCTTGTTGCCATGCTTCAGCGGACCGTTCCAGATCAGAGAGAACTGGCGACCACGTTCGTATGCCCAAAGATCGCTGGGGTCGGCTGGGTTATAACCGTAATCAAACGGCTTGCCAGCCAGTGCCTCTTTATATCCGCGCACAAAGGCGGCTGATCGAATGATGGTGCTGATCTTGATCGAACGGGTTTCGACCTGTGTTGCTCTCGTCATAGCTGTTTCCTCGCGTTATCTGGCGGTGCGGGTCGATACGTTATGCGATGCGCCAAAGGCATGGCCAGCGTCTGTGAAGGCAACCCAAGTGCAGGTCTCGTCACCTGTGAACCTGATCAGGCCGTGAGCGCACAGGGTCTGCATCTGGTCGAGTTCTCCGTCATCAAAGCCGTCATAAGGGTCAGTCACGCCAGCCCAGTTCTTCGATGCGATTTTTAAAAAGAGGTTTGTCAATTCGGTGTTCATGTCGTTGTCCTCGTTTGGGGTGGCTGGGGGCCAAAGCCCCCGTTGATGTCAGCGGCTGTAATGAACAGGCCGTTCGTATTTGCCATTGGTTTCGCGGTATATCGAAACCCAGCGACCGTTCTTGGAGCCGTCATACCATGTGAAGGCATGGGTTCCACCGTAAGGGATAGGCGGGAAGGTGCAATCCCACGCTTCCAACAGGCCTTCTGCTTCAAGAGCGGCGTTCAGGGTGGGAAACCAGTTCTGGTGGGTGTTGGTCATGATAGCCTCCGATGGGTTGGGCCTTAGCCCTGTTTGTTTCGATGTCCAAACACTACGGCATAGCTTATCGTTCGTCAACAGGCATTCACAAAGTTTTTTGCTTTTTTTCAAAAAAAGTTGTAGGATGTTTGCAAGTGATTGATTTGGTTCAATAAAACGTCTGGGAAACACATGGCTGACCACATCTTGGCGGTATCAATTGAGGCTGATGGCGATGATGTCCATGCTTTCCTCCACTGGGGAGAGATGTGGAATCACCTGCCACCTGTTCGGAAGGCGCAGATCATCAGCGAGATCGGTAATGCTATGTCCGATGCCTGTGATGACGTTGCGGCTGAGAGCCGTGCCGTGTTGATCGCCGATATTGTGGAGCGTGTCGGTTTAACACCTGCCGAGGCATTGCACCGGGTCGAACAGCTAGAGCGGGTGATCGAGGACATGGATGACATGGATGGGATCGACGGCTGGGGTGAGGACGATGCCTGAGATTGATCGGCCTGTCATCGATATGAAGCTGGACAAGAAACGCTCGACAAAGACCAAGCGAGTGTATTCTGGCGGTTCTGTCGATACAGCGGCTGTGCTAGACGCAATAAGGCCAAAGGACAAAGGCGGCAGACCAACTGTGATGACACCTGCTGTTAAGGACGCAGTGCTGGACCACATCGCCAGTGGCAAGTCAGTCGCTGAGATCAGCCGCATGGAAGGCATGCCGTCAGACTGGGCGATCTTTCAAGCCGTTGCAAAGGATGAGGCGTTTGCTAGGGATTACATGCGCGCCCGTGAGAAACAGCAGTTCGTCCTCGCTGACCGTGCGCTTGCCATTGCCGCAGGAACGGACCCGCTGTGCTTCAGGGAAGGCCCAGAAGGCGTGGAAATGCTTGATGCCGCCGAGCGTAGGCTGATCATGGATACCCTGCGCTGGCAGACTGGAAAACTGGCCGCACGGGTGTTCGGTGACCGTGTGGCGGTGACAGGCCATGATGGTGGCGCGGTGCAGATCGAGGCGACACGCAAGGTCGATCTGGCCTCATTACCGCCAGACCAATTGGCCCAGTTCGAGGCCATGCTGAAAGCCCTGCCCAAGCCGTCCGAGGACAAATAAGCTATGCCATACTGGATGAGCGATGCCATGATTAAGCTATGCCGTGGCCCGTCATGGTTTAGCTTATCGCCACTACGGTTTAGCTTATCGGCCAAACTACGGTTTAGCTTATCGCGGTTATGGTTTAGCTTATCCCGATCCTGCGGCATAGCTTATGACTGGGTGATGGCATTGCTTATCTGCGGCACGGCTGTGATGCTGGTCGTTCTGGGTCTGGGTATGCTGGCGGTCACCTTGGCGGTGTTAATCGGATGACCGACATCAGCGGCCTCGATCCATCGAACCTCACATACAAGGACATCGACGATCTGATGCTGGAAGCCGAGCGGCTCCGGCTTGAGCGCGACCTGTATGAGTTCGTGCGGGAGGCATGGCATGTGGTCGATCCCGCGCAGTTCATCGATAGCTGGGCGATACAAGCCGTGTGCGATCACCTGATGAGTTGCGTCGATGGCTACATCCCGAACCTGCTCGTCAACATCCCTCCACGCATGTCGAAGACCACGATCTGTTCGGTCCTGTTCTGCGGGTGGGTCTGGGCGCAGAGGGATGTCGGCCCGCTGAAGGGTCCGCAGGTCAAGTTCCTGTGCGCCAGCTATGGCCTGAACCTCGCGCTCGATGCCGCCCGCAAGACCCGTCAGTTGGTGGAATCGGACTGGTATCAGAAGCGGTGGGGCGACAGGTTCAAACTGCTGGCGGATCAGAACACCATCGCTAAGTTCGGCAACGACAAGGGCGGCTTGCGTGAGTGCGTGTCCACTGGATCGGCGACCACGGGTAAGGGCGGCGCGATCCTGCTGGCTGACGATATCAATAACGTGATGCAGAGCCATTCCGATCTGGTGACCGCCACGGCGCGGGACTGGTGGGATGGCGCGTTCTACAACCGCTTGAACGACCTGCGGCAGGGCTATGGTTGCCGCATCGTGATCCAACAGCGAATCAGCCGCAAGGACATCTCCGAGCATCTGATCGAGAACAGCCAAGACGAGTGGACGCACCTGATGCTCCCGATGCGCTATGAGCCGCACCGCAGTCCTTCGACCGTGCTGGCCCCTGAGTGGGCTACTGATGACGGGGAGCCGATCATCTGGGCCGACCCCCGACAGGTCGAGGGCGAACTGCTGTGGCCTGAGCGGTTCGGCGACAACGAGGTGACCCTGCTGGAGGCGACGATGGGTCCAGCCAAGGCGGCGGGCCAGCTACAGCAAAGCCCTGTTGTTGGCGGTGGGGGCATCATCGAACGCCTGTGGTGGCAACCGTGGGAGCGGCCTAAGTTCCCCGACAGCCTTGAGTTCGTTGTGGCCAGCCTCGACTGTGCCTATGGCGCGAGACAGCACGAGGGCGACTTCAGTGCGCTGACCATCTGGGGCGTGTGGCGTGACAGCGGCGAGACCACGGGTGTGGTGACACGGGACCACCAGTTCGGGCAGATCACAACCCGCATCGAGAAGGCGGGCGTCGAGGCTGATGTGCCGAAAGTGATCATGATGCATGCGTGGCAGGGCCGTGTGCCGATCCACGAACTGGTAACGGTGGTGGCGAAAGAGTGCAAGCAGTTCAAGGTGGACACCCTGCTGATCGAGAACAAGGCCAGCGGCATTAGCGTGGCGCAGGAGATCAGGCGGCTGTATGCCCATGAGCAGTGGGGCGTGAGACTGATCGACCCGCTTGGCGTGGATAAGGTGAGCCGCACCTATGCGATCCAGCACCTGTTCAGCGAGGGGCTTGTGCATGCGCCGGAGGATCGGGTCTGGGCGCAGATGGTGATCACGCAATGTGAAGAATTTCCTAAAGGCAAGCACGATGACTTGCACGACACCGTGACGCAGGCGATGAACTGGCTCAGGCAGACTGGCATGATCCAGCGTGGCGAGGAGCGGACGGCTGAGTTGAGCGAGAAGCAAACATTCCGTGGGAACAACGGCGACACACCCTTGTATCCTGTCTGATTTGCATCTAACGTAAACCTCCAACATAGGAGGACGCAATGTTTGGCTGGATCAAGCGGCAACTGGACTACAAAGCGCGGTATGAAGAACTGCTCCGGCAGAAGGACGATGCGGCGGCGGCTGGGTTGCAATACATGGCGATGTATGAGGCTCTATGTGCGTCATTGCCCCATGACCATGACAAGTCCACCCGCTGGAGGTGGAAAGAATATTCCAACCATCGCCTTCAAACTGAGAACAATAATCTAAAAAAGAAGCTCGAAGCCCAGAACGAGCGGCTTGATAAGATGATGGCTGAGTGGACGAAGGCTCATTGGGAATATGGTTTCAAAGCACCGCCAAAGGGAGGTGAGTGATGATAAAGCGGCGATCATTCCTTGCCATGATTGGTCTCGGTGCTGGCGCGGCAACCACGGTGGCAAAGGCGGCAATTCCTGCGGCAGTGGAAGCCGCGCCAGTGGCGGTTGCTGAAACGGTTGCAACGACAGCGGTGACGGTTCCGACCTACATGGTTCGCATGCCTGTGACGGTGGCTTTAACCAGTGAGCAGATTGAACTGTGCGAACTCTGGGGGATGTCAGCAGAGAAATACGCAAAGAACCTGCTTGATCTGAAAAACGAAGGCAAAATCACGGGCAACGTCGATGCCGATCTTGATTTTGAATCCACGCGCAGATTGGCTGATGAATGGACTGCGAAGGTGAAGGCCATGTCAAAAAAGCAAAGACTGAGTAATTCGCCTTCATAGTCTTTGGGGGCCGTGGTAGAATGCCACCGAGAGGTGGATCATGGACCCAGTGACTGTATTAGCGGCCTGCACCGCTTCCTATAACGCGATCAAGGCTGGCATTGCGGTCGGCAAGGAAATCCAGCACATGGCTGGCGATCTTGCGGGCTTGTGGGACAGCGTTGCCAAGCTGACGCGCATGGCGGCTGAACCTGCCAAGCATGTGAACATCGGATCGTCCCGTGAGAGTTACGAGGCGCGGGCAATTGAACTGTATGCCGCGAAGGCTAAGGCGCACGACATGGCGATGCAGGTGCGGGGGCATTTCATCGCGGCGTATGGCATGGATGCGTGGGATCAGGTGCAACGCGCTGTGGCTGAGATGAAGCGGCAGGCGGCACTGGCTGAGGCCGAGCAACGGCGCAAGCAGGACGAACTGTTTGAATTGATCAGCGCGGTTGTCGGTATGGTGTTGATTGGCGGTATTGCGTTCGGGCTGATCTTTGTTGTGCTGTTGGTAGTCACGAATTGAAAAGGGGGCCGAAGCCCCCCAGTCACTTACGACAATTGCAGAGGATCGAAGGCGTCATCGTCATCATCATCTGATTCGGTTTCAGCATCTTCCTCGTCTTCATCTTCACCATCGATTTCCAGAAGATCAATATCTTCGACCTCTTCAATGAGCGACAGGACATAGTCGATCACGTTGTTCATTGCGTCGAGGCGTTCTTCGACGGTCAGTTCCATAAACTCTTCGGTGAACTCGATGACGGTCTCATCGCTCTCATCGATGCCGATAGTGCCAATATCAAATACGGAAGCCATGATACTCTCCAAGGGTTTGGGGGATTGCCGGAAGATCGTATGCGCGAATTATGAATTTCAAAAGACATATTTTCCACGGAAGGCGGGACGTCCACGAATCATCTCAGCACACTCTGGCGGTAGGACATTGCCGTCATCATCAAAGCTGAGAAAGACAAACCCAGCGCAGACGCGGGACGGTGCGCCCTCGGTGTATTCAAAGGCGGCGGACTGTGGGTCGCCCAGCATGCCGCATTCAATGCCGTAGTGGGAGCCATTGCGGTTGCGGACAGCGGTCACCTGCAACTGGTGTGTGTGAGAAGTTACGATGGTGATGCCGCCATGCAGTGCGTTGTTCCATCCGGCATGAATGCCTCCACGGAAGCGGTGGCGTATCTCCACCCCGTTTATGGCGGTTGAGTAGCAAAACTGCCAGTCGGGGAAACGGTCAGACAAGCGGCCTGCATAGTCTTCCAATTCGGGTGCTTGGTTGGCAAGGTAGTTGTCAACGCGCTGATCGTGGTTGCCCATTGTCCATATGCGGGTTTGAACCTTGGGTAGCATGCGGAGCCACTCACGGGCGGCATCAATCTCGTCGCCGATCTTTGGTGCGCGGGAACCAAGGTGGCGGCTGTGGCGGGATACCTTTGCGCCGTCAAGGATGTCACCATTCAGGACAATAGCATCTGGCTTGACGGACTTGGCGACCTTGCAGAAGGCTTGCCACATCAGGCTTGGCTCTTTGTTCCAGATGTGTGCATCACCGCCAATGAGGACGGTTTTGATTTCCGTTTCTGGAATGATTGTGTTTGGGTATGTCCACGGCTGGAACGTGCCGTCATGCTTCTTGGGTGTCTTGATCAAGTCGGGGAATTGTTGCTCGGCTTGGTGGAATCGGTTCTGGAATGTTGTGCGGGGGATTTGAGCCAAGCGGGCCGCTGAACTGATTGACCCCGCCGCATTCCACTGCCGAATTGTCTCCAGCATCAGTTCTTTGCTGAGTGGTGCAAATGTCATGTGTAATCTCCATGATGACAGCTTGTTTTATCACAAGGTCAAACTATTGTGTAACTGTAATGACAAAACCGAATGGTTTCAATCGTTTACAGGGCTTGCATTCTACACCGTTTGCATTTAATGTAAATACTCGATATACAGAGTTTGCGGGGTAGGTTCCTCCACAGCCGCGTCAGCAACGGGTGAGCGCATAGCAACAAGGTTTGGTTCGGTCCCCGCAAGAGGTGTTCAACCGTGAAACCAAATTAGCTGACACCACAACACACATGAGGGAAAATGATTATTCAACTTGATCCAACCATACCAATGGATACCCCCAAAGGCCCGGCCAAAGCCCACTTCCTAATTGATTACGGACAGGAGCATCACCTTCTTTGGGTATGTTTCCAAGATGACACGGGCGAATGTTGGACATGGCCCAACCCCAAAGTCAAACTGCAAGCCAACGTATCAATGGACCAAAGGACAAAACAATGATGGATGAAGTATTTCTCTTGCGTAAAATAATAGAACAACGTGATCAAATAGATGCATTGAATGAACAAGTTGACCGACAGCACAGCGCAAATTGCAAGTTAATTCAGATATTATACACGATCTGCAACAACGGTGAATTGATAACAGGGCATGATAACATACGAGATTTCCATCGGGGCCAGTGGTATGTTTATTCGTTTTACTTTAATTTGCTTAAATCGTTTGTGCCGGACATTGTAGAAACCCATCCTGAGTTTGGACCAGTTTCTGTCAAGTTGGATGAATGGAGCGAAACAATAAAGCAAGCTGCAAAAGGAGAATAACAATGGCGGCTCCCAAAACAGAAATAGAAGACAGATTCGCTCGGCGGCAAGTTATGCTTGAAATGCGGAGGAAAGGAATGTCCTATGCGTCTATCGCAAGGAAGTTCAAAGTTTCCAAAAACACACCACGGATTATACTGCTGAGGGTGTATAAACAATTTGGTATCGCAGACGCAAAACCAGCAAAGGTAGTCAAATGAACCCCATTATTGCCATTCGTGCCGTCAATATCATTGATCTAGTGCCTGAAAAGGATCAGGACGGCAATGTTGTGATGAAAGAAGTGATCAGCCGCCACCGTTTTGAGTTCAAGCGGGAGGGTTCTGACGCATGGGAAGACGTTGAGATCGTCGAGGAGCGGGCAGATGCTTGATTGCCTTATCATAGGGGACAGCATCGCGGTTGGCACTGCCACATACCGCCGCGATTGCAGTTCAATTGCCAAGGTTGGCATCACCAGCGAACAGTTCAACAGCCGATATAGGGTGATTGACCCAGCCAAAGTCACCGTCATAAGCCTTGGAAGCAATGATGGGGAGGCTCGGACCACCAAGATGACGCTTGAGACGTTGCGTGTTCGCCTTGGCGGTGGCAATCGCACTTTCATTTGGATTGTTCCCTATGGTCCTGCGGGTCAAATCGTGCGTGACATAGCCGAAAAGTATGGCGATGGGGCAATAGAACGGCCTGCAAACAAGCTGGAATGGGATAATATTCACCCGACAGCCGCTGGTTATCAGGAAATCGCAAAGAAATTTGTGGTTTTGCCAGACAAAGAGTGATTCGCGGTTATTCTGCTTTTTGCGCCTTTGATTTCAGGTGATCTTTCGCTTATAGTGGGGGGAAATCTGAATTGAGGGATACCTTATGGCTCTGACCCCCGGCCTCGTTCCAAACATCCGTCTTGTGGATCAAACCCCGCAACCTAAACCCGCTAGCGGTATGGATGTGATCGTTGTCGCAGATGCTGACGGCAAAAGCGACCAGCCACAGTTTGATCAAAAGGGGAATATCCTCCGCATTGACCACGGCGATGGGTCAATTACGGTATCTTTGGACGGTAAACCGATTGAAGAGGCGGACAAAAAGAAAAACGAAGGCTGGTTTGCCAATCTTGCCGAAGAAATTGACGATCAAGAACTCTCCCGCATCTCGGATGATCTAATCCGTGGGATTGAAGAAGACTTGTCCAGCCGCGAGGAGTGGATACAGGACCGCGCACAGGGTTTGCGCCTGCTTGGCCTTAAGATTGAACTGCCGGGAACTACTGGCGGCACAGATGGTGCGCCAATTGAAGGCATGAGCAAGGTCCGTCACCCGCTTTTGCTTGAAGCCGTGTTGCGTTTTCAGGCCAATGCCCGTTCTGAACTGTTGCCAACTGACGGCCCCGTAAAGGTGCGCGACGATAGCAACAATCGGAACCCTGAACAGGACAAGCTGGCCGAATCCCTTGAGCGGGACATGAACCATTACCTGACTGCGACCGACAAGGCATATTACCCAGACACCGACCGCATGCTGTTCATGCTTGGCTTTGGCGGCACGGCATTCAAAAAGATTTATTTCTGCCCGTTGCGGA